GCCATCACGCCCCCATAGTGTCCACTATCTCGTAGTGGACACTATCGATCACCCTCTATCCGCGGCAGAGCAGTGACGCCGGACGCTTACACACCGAACAACATATTTCCGCAAGATTCCAAAGGCTTGCAGCCGTTCCGATTTCTTCCGCGCAACACCCATGCGACACGGAAATGGCCGGATGTTCGCGGGACGTTCCTTTCGCCAAATCAGATTCCGGACTGCTGGCCAAAGCACGTTCCCATGGCCAGCTTGCTGATGGCCGCGTGTGCACCCGTCAGGTGTTGATCCCTCGGCAGGTACCAAGTGGGGAACAGGCCAGCGACGGCCGCCATGTGGTTTTCCAGTTCACCGATGATAATGGTGATGTTCCAGGTCCCGTTGTATTCGGTGGCCGACCTCCGGAGGTCGGCGCACAGCGCCATGACAGCCGCATAGTTGCGCATCGCCTGAAGCTGGCCAACCCCCTTCGTGTCCTCCACCAACAAGGTGAGACCATTGAGAACGGCACAGATATCCCGCTCCATCATGCTGCAACGGTCCCTATGCCATCCAGCCGCACAGCGACGCTGGTGATGCCGTTCCCGGCGGCCTCGGTCGCAATGCCCACAGGGAAGCGCCCCGTGCCCGGCACGTTGATGTTCTTTGCTGTGTTGTCCCACGCCACGCGGGCACCGACCGTCAGAACCGCAGCTGTTGCTTTTGGCAGTTGATAGACGCCGGTGGTGGCCAGTTCGAGCGGATCGCCCACGGCGGCCGCATAGGTGGCAATGCCGAAGATGTTGCCGACGATCACGCCCTCGCCAGAGACGATGCCGCCTGCGGGAGCGGGCACGGTGATGACGTCGCCGTTTTGGATATGGTTCTTCATGGTCAGAGCCCTTTCGAGGATTGGATGCGGACCACGGCGATGCGTGCCGTGGAGCCGGTGATCTGGCGGTTGAGGTCGCCCAGCGCGGCCGCCATTTCCGCGTCGGTCGCATAGGTCACCCGCTTCCCGTCGTATTCGACGGTGCGGATGCCCTGATAGCGGGCGGCCATCAGGGCGTCGCGCCAGGCGGTGAGTTGGGCGAGGTCAGCCACGTCACGCGCCAGCGTTCTGGAACCAGCCGCGGTGGTCGATGAAACCCGCGCCGAAGTCCAGGATCACCCGGATCTCCACACCGTCCACGTCCCACCCCGACCGGCTTTCCACCTGGGGCCCCTCGCTGCCCGAGAGATAGGCGAACTCGAGCCCGTCGATCTCGTCGGGGTCGGCGGTAACATACCATCGGGTCGCACTGGATAGGCGGGGTTCGACCACCAACGACATTGCCCCCGAGAAGGGGTTCACATCGGCGGCTGTGGCGGGCGCGATGGTCGCCAGCCACTTCTCGGCCACCGTTTCCAGCGCGGGCGGCACCATCAGGTTTTTCGGCGTGACGCGGATGATGCGACCGTCGATGCCCTTCTGGGTGCGCAGCGCCAGCCGGGCTGCGGATAGGGTGGCATCGGAAATCACCGCGCCAGCACCGGCCTTGTTGCCGTGGTCGGCATGAAACAGCGCCTTGGTGTCCGACAGCGTCGGGCCGTTGCCGCTGTTGGCCTCAAGTAGGGTGACGAGGATCCGCGCCTCGGTCTCGGCGGCCCCCTGGCCCATGCGGCGGGCGAGGTCCGAGAAGGCGCCCAGATCGTCGTTCACCAACACCTGCCGGGTGATGCCGATCTTCTTCGCCCAGGTTTCGATCTTGTAGGTTTCGCGGGCCTCGGCCATCGTCCCGGCCTTGATCTCGCCGTGCTCGTTCAGCTTTTCCAGCAGCGGCGCTTCGCCCAGCATGATCTTGTTCACCGAGCGGAAATCCCGCGCCGAGGTCTGGCGGCCAAGACGGCGGATGCCGGAAGGGGCGGCCTCGTAAGCATCGCGAAGCACCCGGCCAACGGTATTGCCGAGGATGATCGGAAAGTCCGAGGTGGTGTGCAGCGCACGGGTGACGAGGCTTGCTGGCGACAGCGCCATAGTGGACTCGCCACGCAGGGTCAGCAGTTCCTTGGCCATGTCCACCGGCGTGGCATAGGCATAGCGGCGGGCCGGTTCGCTCAGGTCATGGCGCGGATTGATGCGCGCATAGAGGGCTTCGCCCATCTGGCCGGCACGCAGGGCCGGGTCGTCCTGGCTTTCGCCCATCTCGACGCGAACCTGTTCGGTGCGGATCGTCGGCGCGCTGCGGTTGGCCAGCGCCTCGAAGGCCGCGCGACGGGCGGTGTCGGCATCAACAGCGGCGTCGATCTGGCCGTCAATCCACGCTTGGTCCAGCCCAGCAATACGGGCGATGGAGCGGATTTCCGTGTTGATCGCGGCGCGGGTCTGCGTTTCGGGCGGTACAGGCGTGATGGTGGTGTCGGTCATGTTGGTCTCCATGCGGATTCGGGCACCTGGGTCAGCCGGGGTGGGGACAAGGGAAATCTCGTGCGGCGTCCAGCGCACGGCGGTCAGCACCCGCGCGCCGTTCTCGGTGGTCTCAGCCCATTCCTCGACGGAATAGCCGACCGAGACGTGCCGCAGGATCCCCGACAGCACGTCCTGCCAGAGGGGCTCCACCTCGGGGCGGGACGAAAAGCGGATCAGCGCCGTGCCGCGCTGGCCATCGACGGCCGCGGATTGCACGCTGCCCAGCACATCGCGCATGGCAGACTGGCGATGTGCATCGAGAACGCTGGCCCCTTGCAGCCGCGACAGGTCCACCGCTTCTGGCGCAAGGCTGAGGCGTTCGACATAGGGGCCAGCCATGTCGCGGCGGTGCACTGGCGTGCCGGTTGACCAGATCACCTCGACGGTGCGATCATCGCGGTTGGCGCTGGACGGAGCCAGGTCGGCGCGGCGGGTCAGCAGAGTTACGGTGTCATTCATCCGGGATATCCTCCTTCTGGACAGGCGGCGCACCGAAGCTCAGGCCCAGCGCATCAGTGCGCGCCTTGTCGGCGGCAATCTCGGCATCAACCTGTTCGGCGTCGTAGCCGCGTTCGGAAATTGCCTGACGGCGGCTCTTGAGACCGGCGTTGATGGCAAGGATCTCGGCCTCCACATCCTTCTTGGGATCGACGTAGTCGAACTTGGGCGGGAGCCATTCACAGCCGAGATACGCCGCAGGATCACGGTCGAAATCGCGCGCAGGCAGATCGCCGGACAGCACTGCCAGCCGTACGAAGCGGTCCCAGACGGGGCGGCAAAACAGATGGACCACGACATTGTGCTGCAATTGTTCAACGCGGCGGCGAAACTCGATCAGCCCAGCGCGGATCGAGGAATAGGTGACACCCTCCAGATCGCCCGAGACCAGTTCGTAGGGCAGGCCCATGCCAGCGGCCACGGCGCGGAGGTGATTTCTGACAAAGGGGCCGTAGGCGTCACTCTCGGTCGGGTTGGAAAAGCGGATGTCGGTGCCGGGGGGCAGGGGGATCAGGCTGTCGGGTTCCATGCCGACGGTCAGCGCGCCCCCGGTGTTGGTGCCGGTCAGGCCGCCAGCCGTGCCATCCGGATCGGTGATGAAGCCGGTGAACAGGGCTGCGACCTTGGCTTTGACCAGCGCGGCGTCCTCGAACTGGTCCAACTCATGTAGCCGCAGCAGCACCGGCGCGAGCCAAGTTATGCCGCGCAACTGGCCAGCGGCGAGCGGCTTGAAAAGATGCAGGCAATCGGTGGCGGGCAAGCGCAGCGGTTCCAGTCGCAGGGACGTCAGTGGATCGCCGGGCCTGTCCCGCATCACCCAGTAGGCGGTGCGCTGCCCAGCGCCGTTGAACTCGATTCCCGCCCGGATGCGTGCGCCACCGCCGATGTCGCGATGCAGGTCCAGCGGCACCTGGTCCCGGTCCAGCAGCTCGATGTGCAGGGGAACGGCGGCCGCATCCGGCACCACGCGCAGTCGTGCGAAACTCTCGCCGCCTTCGACCATCGCCCGCACTGCCATGGCCTGCAGTCCATAGAAATCAGCCAGCCCACCCGGATCGGCATGATCGGTCCAGCGCAGCCAGAGGTGGTCGCAGAAATTCGGACCAGTTGTTAAGGTGGATCGTATGATGAAAGAGACGATCCGCAATGACAAAGAGAAAGACGCATACGCCTGAGTTCAAGGCGAAGGTCGCGCTTGA